CTATATCTTCGTCGCGTCCGCGAGTTTGTCCGGCTTCCGCTTGGGGATGCGAGCGAGGTAGGGCTTTTCTCTATCCGTAGTGTAAACGGCCGCAAACATCTTACCGGTTTGGAGGTCTCCGGTTTCTTCCGTCCGATCGTTGCCAATGCCTGTCCATTGCTCACCGATCTTCAGTACATGGGGAAGATTTGGCGGATATCCCTCCAGCTGCGGGCGGGGGATGATGAAAGAGCGTGCCGGACGATTTCTCCAACGCGCCCAGAGGCTAGTGTATTCAAGAACGGCGAGCGTCGTTACGGTAGTCGGTGCGTCGCCTCTGTTGGTAGCATTGACGATGAGCATGCCTTTCTTTTCGATGCCAGCAAGACCAACAAGGGACATGCCGGGTCTAGCTCTCACAACGATCTTAGGCCCGCTTTCAAACCAGCGCCGAAGCTCAAGAAAGAGCGCACCAGTGGCAACGATTGCGGCATAGATCGCAATCCAGTCAGCAGCGCTCATGCTAGCAGCCTCCTTGAAATTAGCACCAATGTCATGTCAATAGAACGGATCGTCTCGCCCATGCGAAGGTTGGCGCCACTCCGTCTCGGTGAACTGGTAGAGGTGATCGCGGACCGTCTGGCACTGCTTGTAATCGCCCGTTCCCTGCAAGTAGGTGACGAGCCTGTCCTTGTTCAAGCACACCGGGCAGATGAAGTGCGGCGGCTCGCCATCGGCCATGTCCTCGCGAAGCTGGTAGACCATCGCGCCTTGGCTGGTTGCTACCAGCTTATAGCGCGCCTTCTGCCTCTCGAGGTGATCGTCACGGCGAAGTTCTTCACGAACATTCCGCAGTGCTTCGCTGATCTTCACGTTGGTCATGTTTGCGTAAGTCAGGTCATTCGCGAGCGAATTGATAAGCGCCAGCGCCTCGCTGTTGTCAGGTGCCTTGCCCCCAGAGAACAGCTTTTTCAAACTATCGAATGCCGTGGCGGCCTGACCCGTCGCCGTCGCTGCGCTCGAAGCAAGGCCAACCGCTTGCTCGAAAGTCGAAAGGTCCATGTGATCGCATCCTCCGATGGCAAGAACTTCAGCCTGAAAATAATGCCTCGGCAGACCACCCGACAAGCAGGCACTGGGGGGTATCCCCAGACTTTCAGCAACTAATTAGAAACAAGCTCCGTTAGCTGCGCGCAAAAATTGCAACAGCGTGAAGTGAGCTTCATCTGTGCGTACGGTGCCAAGGCGCATATGAATATCACCGACGACGCGGACGGCAGCCTTGTTCAGGGCAAGATTGACGCAACGGAAGCGTACATCAAGCAGGTGCTTGGCAACGGGCTTCGGCGGCGTGCCGGCCCGGGTCTGTGAAGCCATCGTCTCATGCCGCGTAACTCTATGAAAACCGTGAGGCTCGTCGGCATCGCGGCGATGGAGGTACCTTTCGGCTTCCGGTCGCTGCTTAAGCCGCACCTGGAGGATACGTTTTGAACGACCAGCTCGACAAATTCAACCCGGGGTATGGCGGCCATTCGTTGGCGATCGAGGCTGCATGCTACTCGCCGTGCAAGAAGTCATGGACAACTGCCCGGCGCAGTTCGACGTCCGTCACCTTCCGCGAGGGGGCGATTTTCTCGCCGCGCTTTAGGGCCGCGTTATGCTCTTTCCACAGCCTATCAAGCCGGTGTGTTTCGAAGCGGGCCGCACCGGCCGCGACCTTTGGTCGGAGGTGTGGAGAGCGATGACGATTTCTTTTTTGCCGATCGCTTCGACTAGGTGCCAGCGACACCCAGAGCCGAAGGCTGTAGGTGTTGCCGCCTTATGAGTCCGGTCACTTTCAACATCGGCTTTGCGCCGCTTGTGTAGCATTCTTGTGTAGCAGCGGTGCTTTGTAAAGACTTGATTTTGCTTTTATTTAGAAACATCAGTCACTTAGGATGTGACTGGTGGGCCCGGAGGGCGGACCACTAGTACCGAAGATCAATGACTTGGCGAAAAGTGGGACCTGTTTTTATACCGGTGCTTTCCATGCGTTTTTGCCTTGAAAGTCCCACCGATACAGAACCTAAATCGCGGCAAAATATATTCATCGCAACTAGTTAGACCATATTGCCCAAACCGTTTGTTTACACCAGCGTTCATTTCGTTCGAAACCGAAAGGAGCGCAAAGTGACGACACATAAAGACCGTGCCGAACCTATCCTTATATCTCTGAATGACGCATGTCGGCTGACTAGCCTATCGAGGAGCATGCTTAACCGATATCGCGCGGAAGGCCGGTTCCCCGCCGCCGTCGAGCTCGGCGACAGACGCATCGCGTTTGTCCGCCAGGAAGTCACCGACTGGGTGCATGCCAAGATCGCGGCACGCGCCGCCTGACCTACCGCTTGTCACCAGCCAGTGACCTTGACCGCACCACCACCAGAGGAGACCAACATGAATATCAATCCGCACTACGCCTATGCGGCGAAGGCCGCCGACTATGCCAGGGAGCTCGCCGCTAAGATAGAACTCTTCATGTTCATGGATCACGGCGAAATAAAGCTTGGGCCCGAGGGGATTGCTATTCCCCACGGTGAAATCAACGCCTCAGATGATGACAACGTCGAGATCATCATGACCGTCGGCGAAGTCAAGGCGCACACCGCGTCTCTGCGAGCCCTGAGCACATACCTTTCTGGATACGCCGACGCAATCGCCGCATCGGATAAAGACGAGAGGGCGGCAGCATGAACATCGATGCAGAAGAGGCATTGGGAATCCGCATAAAGCATTATCTGCGTCGGCGGTCTGGCGTGTCCCTGGTCGAGCTAGCTCGCGACATTCCAGGGTTTGCAGGCGATGAGATGTGGGTGCATCACGAGAACAAGGTGGCCGTGTGGGCCAACATGTCAAAGGAAGCAATATCCGCCATGACGCGGCTCGTCGCATCGAACGATATCGAGGCGACTCCATCAAGTTCGATGGTCTACGCCTTCGACGGCGGAGTGCTCGATTTGCCTGTGGCAAAGAGCCTGACGAAAAAATACGCAAAGCCGCATTGGTTTCCGATGGTTTTTGCCGGCGCGAGAGGGAGTGAAGCATGAGCAAGCAGTGGATCGTTGATGAATCGGGCCTCACCGGCAACGGTGATTACTGGATCGAAAAGAGCAGGTTGCTGGAACTGCGAGACGGCCTTTACGAGTGGCCGCTACATGTCTGCACAAAGAAATGGGTCGACTTCGCGGATTTTCGATCCGCCTTCGAGTTAGCGCTGGTCACTCACCGGAAGCGCTACAGCAAGCGACTTTTGGCTGCCACTTTCAAGAAATGCGAGCGCCAAATTGCGCATAATCGGGCCTACTCCGCGCTGTGCCGCGAAATGTTCCCCGAAAAATACAGTCGTTCTATCCAGCTCTGGTCGCTGACCGAAATGAACGCGGTCAGCGATGAACTGAGCCGCCGATACGCCCAAGCGCGTGAAGCGGACGACGGGCGGTTGGCCGCCTAGAGAAACCAAGGAACAAGAGATGGAGATACTGGCAATCCGCCGCGAAAGCGGCGGAAACACAATCGCACGCTTCGACGTGGCGCTTGGCGACCACGTCAGAATGTTCAACCTGAAACTGATCAAAGGCCGGTCTGGCCTTCGTGTGTACGCGCCATCCGCCTACGGTAGCAACGTCGCGACGTTCTCGACGAGGCTATCAGATCAGATGATCGCAGCCGTGTCGGCTGCCCTGGGAGAAGAATCCACCAATGACAGCGCAGCATCAGCCTAACTACATCGGCGCAGACAACCTCTCTGTTGCTCTGGCGTACATTGCAGCCGGGATCCCTGTTTTCCCCTGCCGAGCGACACGAGAGACAACTTCGGACCGTGTTTACGAGCCAAAATCACCGCTCACGAAGCGGGGGTTCAAGGATGCGTCGATCGACGAGATGACTGTTCGGGAGTGGTGGCGCCGAAATCCAGAGGCCTTGGTGGGTATACCCACGGGAACCGGCTCTGGCTTCTTTGCGGTAGATGTCGACGTAAAGGACGGCAAAACCGGTGACGTCAACCTCGCAAAACTTGAGGTCGAGCACGGCAAGTTGCCGGCAACGGTCGTTGTGCAGACGGCTACAGGCGGGTTTCACTACCTGTTTAAGCACGTCGACGGCCTGACGAACTCGACTGGCAGCCTACCGGAGCACATTGATATTCGCGCCGATGGAGGCTTCGTCATTGCGGCGGGAAGCACCCTACCGGACGGTACCTTCTATGAATTCTTAGGTTCGCAGACGCCACAAGATCTGATCCGCGATCTGGCGGCGGCTCCTGAATGGCTTGTGAGCACAATCAGGAAGCCGAAGCGTGCGTCGGTCAGGAACAACCATCAAGCCCCCGTGGCTGCCAATGACAATGCTCCGACAGAGGCGGCAGAGATCGAGGAGCTTCTGTCCTTCATCAGTCCTGATGTTTGCTATCAGGACTGGGTGAGCGTGCTGATGGCCGTGCATTCAGCGCTTGGCGACGCGGGGCTTGCGATCGCAGACGCGTGGAGCTCGGGTGGCTCTAAATATAGGAAGGGCGACGTCAGTACGAGATGGGACGGTTTCGGCGCGAATAAAGGCGTTACGACATCGACCCTTGCCACTCTGGCGCGGGACGGCGGCGCCGATCTCTCTGAAATAGCCAAGAAGCACCGCGGCAGAAAGGACGATAGCACCTACCACAGTGACCCCTCCATGGTGTCTGCTTTCGTCGAGCGCCAGCGTGCGAAGTTGGCTAAAGCCTATGTATCGGCGCCGGCAGCAGCAGCAGCGCCTGCGGTCTCGGCAAATGACAACAAGCGCGATACGCCGACGACTCCTGCGATGCATCCTGATCCTTACTCTCCGGCCTCTGCCGGTGGCTTAATCGCTGATGTCGCCAAGTGGATCACCAGGACGGCGGTCATTCCTGTTGACGAGTTGTCGCTGATGTCGTCGATCGCGCTTATAGCTGGCGTCTTCGGTAGCCGCGCGCTCACGCCTACCAGGTCTGGTGTGAACGTGTATGCCACCACGATCGTAAGGACTGCAGGCGGCAAGGGTCGCCCACCGAAAGCAATCCGGGCGCTGGCAGACAAGGCAATTCCAGGGGGAACTGTGTCGAATGGTGACCCAACGTCCTATGCCGCATTCGAGCGTATCTTGCGCAAAAACTCATCGGTCGTCACGGTAATGGACGAATTCGGGATAACCTTGCAGGGGGTGAATTCCAAGAAGCATGACCCCGCGGCAGCTTCAATTCGCAAGCTCCTCTTGGTTGTTTACGACCTGGCCGACGGCGTTTTCGATGGAAAGGCGTACGCTAACGCCGAGACCAAAAAGGACGATTCGCCTATACATGGGCCAGCCTTGACCGTTCTCTCGATGACAACGGCCGAAACACTATTGGCAGGCATGTCGGAGGAATCGGTCAGCGATGGCTTCCTGAATAGGTTCATATTCGTTCAGGCGCCACCTCATTCAGGTGGCATCCGCCCTCCGGATCTGACGGCCGACACATCACCTCCGGAAGCGGTGATCCACGATTTAAGGAAGGCTGTCGAATCTTTCCCGGCGAAAGTCGAGATGCCCGGCAAGTCGGCGAAGGTAAAGCACAGGGTACCTTTCGATGGCGGCATCGGCAGCGAGGCCCACGCAGCATGGAATGAGATCTTCCTTTGGCAGCACAGCAAGTGCTGGACATCCACAGAGGCGATGCTGAGAGGCCGAGCGGCAGAAAACACAATACGACTGGCCACTCTTCGGGCGATCAGCAGGAACCCGTGGCGCCCTGCGGTGAGTGTTGAAGATATTCGATGGGGATGGGCAATCGTCTTTCGATCTGTCGTCTCTATGGATGCCTTCGTTTCAGGAATGGCAGGGTCAGGACAAGAGGCTTGCCGAAACTCAATCGTCGCCGCGCTGAGGAAGTCGGGAGGTGTCATTTTTCGAAGCAGGCTGATGCGCCTGGCAGATATCAGGAGGCACCAACTTCAAGATTTCACATCGGCAATGGCATGGCTTTACGCATCTGAGGTGGTCGTGGATATCTCAGAGAAGAAAGACGGATCGAAGCTCATGCTGACTTCCGAAGATGACGGGAATTGAACGGGAAACGGTACACTGAGAGAGCCTTTTTGGCTCTCTCAGTTCCCAATTGTCCAATGATTTCCGAAATTTGGGAAATGAAAATCTCTAAGAAATATAAAGCAAAATCATATAGATAGAGGAAATATCTATAGTGTTTTTCTTTCAGTTCCCGAGTTCCCAAGTTTCCGAAAAAACCGAATTTCCAGCTGAAATATGTCCCCTTTTCCTAATTAGCGGGAAATTTGGAAGCGAACCATCACAAGTGATGCCACACGCCCTTTGTTGACTTTCCCGTTTGTTTACAGCGGATTAAGTCGTTTTCTATTGCCGTTTAAGGAGGAGCCTTGAAGAAACGGAAAATTCGGAAATCAGCAGCAACCCCTTTGCCACTAGCAATCTCTGTACATGTGGCAGACTCAATGGCGCCGCGTGATCCACGCTTTCGCGGCACTCATTACCGCAATCTCTTCGTTGATGCTCATCGTGTGATCGATGTTCTGCAGCGCACGATCAAAGATCTAGAAGCCGAGCGGGACGATATCAAACGCCGGCGCGAGTACGACGCCTCGCTGATGGTCACGAGGACAGTAGCAGAAGATGGAAGGCTTGCTGCGTTCCGATTGGCCAGAGAGAAAGCCGCTTTGCTGATGGAAGGCCCGGACAGCGAGCCTACAGCCAGAAGTGAAATCATCCGCGAAATTCCTGACATCAAGCCGAAGTGGACACGCTAATGACCGCAGCACGCGACTTCTCCCAGCTGGCCGCTCTTCTGGCCGGACATGTCGAAGCAGCACCGGCAAAGCAGAAACCTGTCGTGGCCAATGCACGCAAGCCCGCCAACGACAACAAGCCGGCGCGCCCGCTGCTAGCTTGGCCCGCATTCGAGCGCCTGGCATACCGCGGCGATGTCGCTCGGCTCTATGCGCTTCGCCACTGGCGCGACATGTGCTTCCCGCGGGATATGGATATTCAGCAAGAAGATGAGGCGCAGGACGATGTCGAGGTCAACATCAAAATTCGCCCTACTGAGGCTCAGTTGCTTGGAGCAGTGGGTTGGACCGTCATTGATCGAGAACGCTGGTCGCACACACGCAAGATGGTCAACGTCTATATGAAATCGACCGACGAGCAGCCGCTTTATCGCACCAAGATCGTGGGTAAAAAGTCGGGTGCCATCCATCACGCCTTGGATGCACGCATCGGAGATCTCATCTTTACCGACGGCGAGCTCGTCCAATGGGGAACGACCTCAAAAGGGAAGGCCCGCCGCCCGAGCGAGCGCCGCGGTGACGAGAAGGGCGGAGCTGTCGCTGGCAGAACTGACAGCGAGGTCCGATCCTATCTTGGACTGAAGGGCGCTGTGTCACCGCTCACGGCGCAACCGTACATGAAGCCCTGCCACGCTGAGCTTCGCGATAGATGCCAGCCAAGCGAAGAAGCCGCTGCCGCCCGCAAGGTTCTGGAAGATCTTGGCGTCGATGGCACTGTTGCTTTCGAGCGGCTACCATTTCCTGCAACTCGGTGCGAGGATGGCTATGTCTTCGGACCGCAGTGGGTCGGTGGCGTGAAGCAGCCGAAGCCGACAGCATCGGAGCCTGCAGGCAAAGAGCCGGAATTCGTTCGCCATATCGAGACGGTCGACTATGTCCAAAGCCTTCGTCTTCGTCTGGGCAAGCACGCCAAGGTTCTGGATCTAGCAATAACCGACACACCTGCTGTCGATATCGGTATCGCAGTGGGCCTTGCGCCGGCCTATGCCGCAAAGCAGGGCGCGAAGCTCATTGACGATGCGATCGACAAACTGATCGAGATTGACGAGACGGCACGAGGCGATTTCGGAGAAATTCTGAAGAAACTTGCGGCTTAGTGTCCAGTCAAGGGTGCACTCGGAGCGTATATCTATGAAAGGGTTAGAAACCCGACAGCCGCCATGTGCGGCTGTTTCTGTTTGAGGCGCTATCAAACGCGGACGCCAAGGGCTCGCGAGTTTCGATGGGACAGCCTCAATACCAAACATCGATGATGATGTGCGGTGCTGTGCTGGGCTAGCAGCTAGATGTTTCGACTGCACATCCTTAGGTGGCCCAGCGGTCATCGATCACCAATTGCCCTAGAGCGCGTTCTCCTCCGCGAGCTCGGGCAGTCGTGCGGCAGGTTGAGTGCAATTCATGCATTCCCTGCCGCTTTTGCTTTTCGACAGGGTGGCCGGCCAAATCGGGTGTGGTCGGGCATGATAAAGAGCAGCACCAAGCTCTGCCACCTTGTTGCCTAGCGAACGCGCTTACCGCAACTTTCGCAGCTAAATTCGGCACGCTGAGGGTACTCAGATGGTTTCGAGTAGATAAAGCCCGGAGGCAGGTGATCGACCTGGAAGTCGGGGCCACCCCATGGGTGATCCGCCTCAGAGCAACTTGCTTGCCCTGTGGTGCCGCAATCCTTGCATCGAAGTGTCAGAGTATACCGATCTCGTGCAGCCATGGCTTCTTGTCCTCTACCGGACATAAGCGGTCCTCAGGATAGATTCGTCAATGCCAAAGCTTAAGACGATCGGTCCACTGGTTGGCACTATCAAGCCGCTGGTCGGCCGCATGCCAGGCGAGCAGGCCAGAGACAAGCATCGACGAGAGACGCAACCATGGCGCGCCTGGTACGGCACCAGCAGATGGGAACGGCTCAGGCTGAAGGCCTTCGAGCGTGATCTCTACACCTGCCAGCGCAGCGGCGAGATCTGCGGCGGCAAGGGCAACGATCCGAATGCACCGGTGGCTAACCACAAGGTGCCGCATCACGGCGACCCAGCGCTGTTCTGGGACATCAACAACATCGAGACCGTTACCAAGCGCATCCATGACAGCCTGATCCAGGCCGAGGAGCGCAAGGCAGCGAGAGACTACTAACCATAACCACAGCAACCAAGAGCCGGAGGAGAAGGCATGATCGAGACTGTTGAATATCTTGAGTTCTCGCGAACACACTACGCGGACATCGCTGAAAACGAGCATAAGAGGATGCAGTGGCACACTGACGGCCTCAAGACAGCTCAGGCTCGGTACGATGCGGCCAATGACATCGTGAGGGATATCGATCGGAAGATTGAGATACATCGAAAGGATGCGTCGTCGAACGCCACCGAGTCGATGACCGTCGTCTTTGTGTGACCGAAATGTCACACCGGGGGGGGGTGTGGGAGGCAAAATCGCGGCCTCCCGCCCGGACCCGCGTCCCCCGCATCTACACTTTTTTTCCATTTCTTTTGATTTTTTGGAGGCAGCCCTGAGAGGCTGAGTTGCCATGGCTTCTGGCGGTTTTCGTGCCGGGGCAGGGCGCCCTAAAGGCGCGAAAGCTCCGAAGGCAAAGCCCATCAAGGTTGCGACCGACATCAAGAAGGCTGCCCGCAAGTCGGGCATGAGCCCGCTCGACTACATGCTGATCGTCATGCGTGACGAAGAGGCCGACAAGGAACGCCGCGACCGCATGGCAATCGCTGCCGCGCCTTTCGTACATGAGAAGCCTTCGGACAAGACTCTCGGCAAGAAAGAGCAGGCGCAGCTTGAAGCGCAGCGCGTCGTCTCTAGCGGCAAGTTCGCTGCGCGGGCGGCACCGCGGAAGATTTAGCGGAGTGACGCATGGTGGAATGGACGACGGCTTGCCCGGATTGGGAGCGCCGCATTTTAGCGCGCGAACCCCTGATTCCGTGCCCGCCGCTCTTCCCTGACGAAGCCGCGGCCGCTCTCAATGTCTTCAAGTCGCTGCGGATCGTCGACGCCCCAGGCTGCCCGACATTCGGCGAGGCTTGCGAGGAATGGGTCTTTGACTTCGTCGCCGCAATTTTTGGCGCATATGACAGCGAGACAGGTGAGCAGCTAATCCGCGAGTTCTTTCTGCTCATCAGCAAGAAGAACTCGAAGAGCACGATCGCTGCCGGCATCATGGTGACGGCGCTGGTTCTCAACTGGCGTATGTCGGCCGAGCTACTGCTGCTGGCTCCGACGATCGAAGTTGCGCACAACGCCTTCAAGCCAGCCGCCGATATGGTCCGGTTCGATCCTGACCTGTCGAGCGTCCTGCATATCCAGGACCACCTGCGCACGATCACTCACAAGGTGACAAAGGCCGTGCTAAAGGTTGTGGCGGCTGATACGGATACCGTGAGCGGCAAGAAGGCCGCTTTCATTCTGATCGACGAGCTCTGGATCTTCGGCAAGAAGCCTAATGCTGACGCGATGCTTCGCGAGGCCACGGGCGGCCTGGTGTCGAGGCCTGAAGGCTTTGTAATTTCGCTGTCGACACAATCCGACGCGCCGCCAGCTGGCGTCTTCAAGACGAAACTCGACTACGCGCGCAATGTCCGCGACGGCCTGATCGACGATCCGAAGTTCCTGCCGGTGATCTATGAATTCCCGGCGCGCATGCTGAAGTCTGAGGCGTACCTCAAGCCGGAAAACTTCTACATCACCAACCCGAACATGGGCCGATCGGTAAGCCAAAGCTGGCTTGAAGACGAAATGCGCAAGGAGTTGGCCGGCGACGGCGACACCAAGCGCACGTTCCTTGCCAAGCACCTGAATGTTGAGATCGGCATGAACCTGCGGGCCAACCGCTGGCCTGGTGCTGATCATTGGGCGGCTCGCGGCAATCCGGAGATCACCTTCGACTACATCCTCGCGAACTGCGATGTCGTGGTGCCTGGCATTGATGGCGGCGGCCTCGATGACCTTTTTGGTCTGACGCTGGTCGGACGGCACAAGGTCACCAAGGCGTGGATCTGCTGGTCGCATGCGTGGTGCTACGAAGGCGTGCTTGATCGCCGCAAGTCGATTGCATCGGTGCTTCGAGATTTCGAGAAGGCTGGCGAGCTAACCATCGTTGATGACCAGCTCGAAGACATATCATCGATCGTCGATATTATCGCGAAGATCAAGGATGCCGGCCTGCTGGCTTGCGTTGCGGTCGACCCAGCCGGGCTGGGGCCGATGGTTGAGGCACTCGCTGATATCGGGGTCACGCAAGAGGAAGGCCTACTGATCGGTGTGCCGCAGGGCGTTCAGATGATGAATGCCATCAAGACCGCCGAGCGAATGCTTGTGAACGGCACGCTGCTTCACTCAGGGGCCGCGATCATGACGTGGTGTGTATCGAACCTCAAGATCGAGCAATGGGCCACGGCGATCAGAGCAACAAAGCAGAACGCCGGCGACGCCAAGATCGACCCCGTTATGGCGCTTTTCAACGCCGTCACCGTCATGAGCCGGAACCCCGAGCCAAAGCGCACGCCGCAATATCAGATGCTCGTCGTCGGCGGCCGATAGGAAACACCCATGCAAAGAATGTACTCGGTCCTCACGGTCAAAGCCGTCGAGGAAGAGCAGCGCGTTATCCGCGGCATCGCCACCACACCCAACCCTGACCGGGTCGGGGACATCGTCGAACCGCTAGGCGTCAAGTTCACGAACCCGATGCCGCTCCTGCATCAGCACGACCACACCAAGCCAGTTGGCACGGTGAAGTTCGACAAGCCGACCAAAGACGGAATCACCTTCGAGGCCAGCCTTCCGATCATTGAGGAAGCTGGACCGCTGCGCGATCGCGTTGAAACGGCATGGGGCGAGCTGAAGGCCGGACTGGTGCGCGCCGTGTCGATCGGCTTTCGCTCACTTGAGCATGCTTGGCTCGACGGCGGCGGCATTCGCTACCTTTCGTCTGAAATTCTGGAGTTGAGCCTGGTCTCTGTACCGGCCAATGCCGACGCGGTGATCTCCACCGTGAAATCAATCGACCGACATCTGCTCGCCGCGACAGGCAAAGAGCCGAAAGACTCGGACCGACCAAAACCTCCCGGCGCTTCGGGAAAATCAACAAAAGCCGTACCCGTAAATTTGCGCCCGAAGGAGGGCAATGACTTGAAAACTATCGCAGAACAGATCGCCGCGCTGGAAGCATCCCGCCAGGCGAAGGCGGCTCGCATGACTGCTGTCATGCAGAAATCCATGGATGAAGGCCGCTCGACCGAAGCTGCCGAACAGGAAGAGTTCGACACCCTCAACCAGGAAGTCGAGCAGATCGACGGCGACCTGAAGCGTCTTCGCGCTCTCGAGAAGATGCAGGCGACGACCGCAAAGCCGGTCCAGCAGGTCAAGGCCAACGCCGTCAACCCGCTCGGCGCGCCTGTCGTCATCAAGGGCGAGAAGGACGAAGCCTTCGAGGGCCAGAACTACACGCGCATGGTTATCGCCAAGACGCTCGCTCGCCTGAGCGACGTGTCTGCCATCGGCATCGCGCACAAGCGCTGGGGCAACTCCAATCCGGAAATCGTCGAGACCATCAAGGCAGCTGTTGCTGGCGGCGGTACCGATGCCGGCGAGTGGGGCGCTGAACTGGTCCGCGCTGAGCGCTACCAGGGCGACTTCATCGACTACCTCTACAGCCGCACCATCTTCGACAAGCTTCCGCTCCGCGAGGTACCGGCGAACATCAACATCGCAGGCCAGGATGGCACGGCAACCGCCTATTGGGTCGGTCAGTCCAAGTCGACCCCGGTCTCCAAGGTCGACTTCATGGACGTGACCCTGACGCCGCTCAAGGTCGCTGCTCTTGCAGTCGTCTCCAAGGAGCTGCTGCGCGATTCCTCGCCATCCGCTGAAAAGCTCGTCCGCGACGCTCTTGTCGAGGCTTCGGCGCAGCGCGTTGACCAGACCTTCCTTGGCGCCGGTGCTGCTGTTGCTGGCGTCTCGCCGGCAGGCATCCTCAACGGTCTGACGGCTGGCACAAGCGCGGGTGCTGACATCGAGGGCGTTATCGCCGACGTGAAGGCGCTTTACGCTGGCTTCATTGCTGCCAACAATTCGGACGGCTTGCAGTTTGTCACGACGCAGTCGCTCGCCAAGTCGCTTGGCCTGATGCAGAATGCTCTCGGCAACTTCCAGTTCCCCGGCCTTGGCGTCAATGGCGGCACGCTGCTCGGCGACACTGTCACTGCTGGCGGCAACGTCGGCGCGGGTGACCTGATCCTGCTCAAGCCGAGCGACATCTACAAGATCGGTGATCGCGGCGTCGAAGTCACACTGTCGACCGAGGCTGCCATCGAGATGGATAGCGCGCCCGCTGGCGCTTCCGACACCCCGACCGCGAACACGAGCGTCGTCTCGATGTTCCAGACGGACTCGGTCGCCATCAAGGTCGTCCGCCCGCTGAACTACGCCAAGCGCCGTGCTTCGGCCGTCGCCTACATCGGCGATGCGGCTTACGCCTAATCGATCAAGAAGGCGGGGCTTCGGTCCCGCCTTCCTCCCGTTTGATGGAGGGTTTCATGGAACTCATTGCTACCCGGAGCCTGAAATACGGCACGCGGCGCCTTATGCCGGGCGATACTTTCGAGGCATCGAGGATGAACGGCCGCCTGCTGATCGCTCTCAAGAAGGCTACGGCCGCTGTCGACGAGTTCGGCAAAGCAGCAGAACAGGCTGGCGCTGTTACCAAAGAGCGACGCCGTTCGAAGCGAACCAAGGATTAATGCATGCGCCTTCTCGGTTTCAATTTCTCGCGAGTGAAGACAGCCGAGAAGGCTTTGTCGTCTGTCGATGACGGCGGGCGAGGCTGGTATAAGGTTTTCGAGCGCTTCCCTGGCGCCTGGCAGCAGAATGTCGAAGTCAAGTTCGATAGCGTCCTCTCCAACCATGCGGATTGGGCTTGCCGCACGCTGATCGCCAACGACATCGCCAAGCTGCGCATCAAGCTGGTGCAGAAGACCGACAACGGCATTTGGACGGAAATCACGAATCCCGCCTATTCGCCGGTGCTTCGGAAGCCGAACCACTTTCAGAACCGCATTCAGTTCGTGGAATCGTGGATCCTCTCGAAGCTGCAGAGCGGCAACACATATGCGCTCAAGCAGCGCGACAATCGCGGCGTGGTCACCAAACTTTTTGTGCTGGATCCTCGCTTTGTGACGCCGCTGGTCGCTGATACTGGCGATGTCTTCTACCAGCTGAACAGCGATAACCTGGCGGGCGTCAAGGAGAGCGTCGTTGTTCCTGCTCGCGATATCATCCACGACCGGTTCAACTGTTTTTATCACCCGCTCGTCGGTCTTTCGCCTATCTTCGCCGGGGGCCTCGCCGCAATGCAGGGCCTCGCCATCCAGAATGACAGCGCTTCGTTCTTCAAGAACGGCGCGCGCCCCGGCGGCTTGTTGGTTGCGCCAGGCGCGATAGACGACGGCACCGCTCAGCGGCTCAAGGAATACTGGGACACAAATTTCACCGGTGAGAACGCCGGGAAGGTCGCCGTTCTAGGCGACGGCCTGAAATATGAGGCGATGAAGGCTAAGTCTACCGACAGCCAGCTCATTGAGCAGCTGCAGTGGTCGGCGAAGGTCATTTGCTCGACATACCATGTCCCTCCATACAAGGTCGGGATCGGAGAGACGCCCGCGTTCAACAACATCCAGGCGCTTAACGTCGAGTATTACAGCCAGTGCCTACAGTCGCTGATCGAGGCGATGGAAATGTGCCTTGATGAAGGTCTCGGGATGGACGGCGTCACGATCGGCACCGAATTCGATACCGACAACCTCCTGCGCATGGACGCGCTCACGCAGATAGACGTGCTCGAAAAGGGCAAGAACATCTTTACGCCTGATGAGGCCCGGGCGCGCATGGGTCTTGCGCCGACGCCCGGCGGCAATGTCGTCTACCGTCAGCAGCAGGACTTTAGCCTCGAAGCCCTCGCCAAGCGAGACGCGCAGGACGATCCGTTCGCTACCGCATCCAAGCAAGAGGCGAAACCGCCCGCGCCGGAGCCGGCACCGGAGCCGCCCAAGTCGGTTTCAACCACTCACGCCAAAGGCTTGTTCGCCGGCGCACGCACCAGGAAAGCAGCCTGATGGAACTTCAAGCGGCATTCGACGAAGGCTTTGACGCGGTCAAGGCTTACGTCGAGGCGTCTTTCGATGCCTTTGAGGCTCGTATCGGCGCCATGGAAAAGCAGATGGCGGAGGTTGCCGCGAAGGCTCCTCCGGTGAGTGCCGCAGGCGCGGTCATCGATCGGGGCGGCAATCTCGTCCTGACGATGTCCGACGGCAGCACCAAGGATCTCGGCCTGGTCGTCGGGAAGGATGGCGAGCCAGGGCGCAACGGCTTCGATCTGAAAGATTTCGACGCCACCGTGATGGATGATGGCCGCACCGTGCTGCTGTCGTTCACCGGTCAGGACTTCGACTATAAGGTCGAGCTCGGCTTCCCGGTCATGCTCTATCGCGGCGTCTGGAAAGATGGCGAGTACGAGCACGGTGACACGGTGACACGTGGCGGCTCGCTCTGGCACTGCGACGCGCAGAAGACAGCCAGCAAGCCCGGCGAGGGCGATGACTGGACGCTGTGTGCCAAGAAGGGCAGGGACGGTCGGGATGGCGTGGTCGACGAGGCCAAGCAGATCGTCCCGGTGAGGGTCGGCGTTCCGACCGGAGGCGAATGACATGGCGCTTGTTACAGTCGACCAAGTCAACCTCGCGCTCCGGCTATCCCTTGCGGACAACGATGAGCGCATTCCCGACGTCGAGCTTAAAATCCGGCAGGCCGAGGATGCCGTTCTCGACTACCTCAAGAAGCCTGACGCCGACTGGGATGAAGACACCGTACCCGCACGCGTCAACGCCGCAGTGCTTCTGGTGATCCAAAGCCTACTCGACGAGGCCAACACGGGCGGGCTCTTGCCTGGCCTTGGCTCCGGCGATCCTACCAACCCAGTCGTCGCGCTGCTTTACCGCTTGCGCGATCCAGCACTAGCTTGAGGATCCAAGATGGCACGCGTTCGATTTACCGCTGATTTCGACTACAAGCCCGTTCGCCATACTACGATCGCCTATCGGGCCGGCATGGAACTGACCGTGAAGCGCGACTGCGCTGATAAGGCCGTTGCGGCCGGCAAGGCGATCGAACTGCCGTCCGTCGGAAAGCCTGCCGATGGCGGGGAATAAGCCGACAGCCGGAGAGCTGCAGCACCGCGTCGCCTTCGACGAGCGCATCACTATCAACGACGGCCTCGGCAATACCGAGGGCAGCTTTGCTGAACGGTTCAAGTCGTGGGCGGCTTTCCGATCTCGAGGCGGATCTGAGGCAGTCGTGGCGGCTCGCCTCGAAGGCCGGAACACCCTCGGAGTCTATCTCCGCTCTACCGCTCAGACCGTGACCATCGGCTCTGACTGGCGCATGCGGGACGTCCGGACCGGTGACGTTTACGCCGTCCGCATCGTCGATGCCGTTTCCGATCGTAACTGGGTCTACCTAGAGGCGCAGACAGGCGTCGCGCCGTAAGGATCATCGATGTCAGCCGGTAAAGAACTATGGGCCGCCATGTATGGCGCGCTCACGACGAATGCTGCGCTCATGGCAATGGTCGACGGCATTCACGACAAGGCGCCTGACAACCCTTGGGGCGCCAAAGCGGCCTACATCACCCGCGGACCGTTCTACGGCACTTCGGAGGATGCGGACTGCATCAGCGGCCAGGAGATCACGGCGCAGATCGACATCTGGTCTCGCAAGTCGAGCCGATGGGCCTGCGACGACATCGTCGACGAAGTCCGGCGCTCCCTGCACGAGAAGGAGTTCCCGCTCGACGAGATGGCGCTCGCCACGATCGAAGTTCGTCTCTGGCGCGTCATCGACGATCCGGACCCGACCACTCAGCACGGCATTGTGCAGGTCGTGGCACTGCTCGAAGAGCCAACCTGATGGCGTCCAGGATCGAAGGCCTGAAGCGATTGCAGGCAAAGCTCGATCGCCTGCCGATCAAAGTCAAAGAGCGCATTCGCGAGGCGATGGAGGCAGGCGCCAATGAGATCGTTGAGATGGCGAAATCACTGGTGGCCGACGACACCGGCGCGCTGCGCGACAGCATCGGCTGGACTTACGGCCGCGCTCCGAAAGGGGCAATGACGCTCGGCAAGGTCGAGTCTCTGGGTGGTGACATGACAATCACCATCTACGCCGGCAACTCCGAAGCCTTCTACGCTCGCTGGATCGAATTCGGCACGAGCTCGCATACCGCTGGCGGCAAGTTCGCCGGCGCCAAGATCCCCGCGCAGCCCGCGCGACCATTCTTCTACGTCTCATTTCGCGCAAACCGCCGACGCGTCAAATCACGCATCTCGCGGGCGATCACCAAAGCGGCAAAAGAAGTCGCAGCTGGTGGCTAACTAACTCCCCAAAGGAAAACCCATGGCTCAGCCTACTACCGCTCGCTTCGGCAAGTTCCGCGTTCTGCTCGGCAATGATGCAACGCCGATCGTCTACACCTCTCCCTGCGGCTTCACCAATAAGTCGCTTACGCTCACCAAGGATCTGACGGAAGTCAATCTGCCGGACTGCACCGACCCTGACGCGGTCGCGTGGGTCGGCCGCGATGCCGCTAGCCTCTCGGCTTCTATCTCCGGTGAAGGCGTGCTTGCTGCCGAATCCGTAGAGACCTGGCTCGATGCCTGGGAGAACGTGGAATCGGTGCCGGTCAAGATCGAGATCGAATTCCCGGCCAAGACCATCACCTGGACCGGCCTCATGCATGTCGCCACGTTCAATCCTTCTGCCGATCAGGGCGGCCGCGTGACGGTCTCCGTCGAGCTGCAGTCCGACGGCGAGCTGACCCGCGTGGTTGCCTAATGCGCGACGCCAGGATCGAACTGGACTGGGCGGACGGAACGTATTCGTTCCGTCTTGCCTGGGGCGAGCTGGCGCAGCTCCAGGAGGCGTGTAACGCAGGCCCGTATGTCATCTTTGATCGACTGAACCGGAGCACTTGGCGGATCGAAGACATTTCGAACGTCATTCGGCTAGGGCTGATCGGCGGCGGCATGACGCCAGCGGACGCACTGAAGAAGACGCGCGCCTACGTCGAGGACCGGCCACCGGTCGAAAGCCTGACCTACGCTCTTGGTATCTTGTCGGCCGGCCTGCTGGGGGCGCCTGATGAGCCCGTGGGGGAGACCGAAGCGCCAGATCAAGCGGAAGTCCAATAGACGACCTGCCGAACGGCAAGCTTAGGTTTGGCGCCATCTACGGCACCGGCGCGGTGATCGGCTATACGCCGCAAGAGGTCAACGCGATGTCGATGTGGCAGTTCATGGCCGCGGTCGACGGCTACGTGAAGGCCAACAGCGGCGAAGATGCGAAGATGTCGAACAAGGAAGCCGACGAGCTATTCGATTGGCTGAAGTCGAAGGGGTAGCGGGGGACCGCTACTCGAAGAAGCTGTCAGGAAGGCATGTGATCGAGCCGAAGCCTGCCGCTTCGTTGTAGGTCCCCAGCTTCTCGGCGACGGCCTTGAACTCAACCTTCCTGGTTTCGCACTCAGCTTTCGTCATCCCTTTGGCAACGACAGTCTCGTCGTTTCCGAGCGCATACACCAGCCGATAGGTCTCGGCTGCGCTTGCGCTCAACGACCATCCTGACACCAACACCGCGGCGCTTACGGCCGCCCACTTTGCCATCTCCGGCATGGTCGATCTCTCCCTTTTTTCTAACGATAAGAGAACCGCCTGATGGCTGCAACCGATTTAGAGCGCCTTGTCGTCCAGCTGTCAGCTGACATCACCAAGTACGAACGGGCGCTCTCCCGCGCCAACAGCGAGACTAACAAGCGGTTCGCTGCGATCGAGCGGCGCGCCGTTTCGATGAACAGCAAGCTCGCCAGCTCATTCACCAGCCTCGGCGCGCGTCTTGGCGTAGCGCTTGCGGCTGCCTTTTCGGTTAAGGGCCTTGCTGATCTTCAGGATGCCTACACGAAGATCCAGAACGCCCTGAAGGTTGCCGGTCTATCTGGCAAAGAACTGACCGGCATCTACAACCAGCTTTATGCAGCAGCGCAGAAGAATGCCGCGCCGATTGAAAGCCTGGCTGTTCTCTATAGCCGCGTCGCCATCAACCAGCGGGAACTTGGCGTTTCCTCTTCGCAGATTGTTGGCCTCGTCGAGAATGTCGCCAAGAGCCTGAAGGTGCAGGGATCGAGCGCTGAGGAAGCGCAAGGCGCGCTTCTTCAGCTGTCTCAGGCTCTCGGCTCTGGCAAGGTCCAGGCAGAAGAATACAATTCGCTCATTGACGGTCTGCCCGTTCTCTTGCAGGCAGCTGCCGCCGGCATCAAGCAGGCTGGCGGTTCCGTGTCCAAGCTCACGCAGCTGGTCAAGAGCGGTCAGATCTCCAACAAGGCTTTGTTTGACGGCATTGCTGCTGGTGCCAGCACCATTGAGGACAAGCTCAAGGGATCATCGGAGACATCCGGCCAAGCGATCCTGGCGTTGCGCAATGCATTGATCAACGCCGCTGGAAAGTTCGACGAAGCGACAGGATCGAGTGAGAAGTTCAGCTCGGCCGTCGGCTCTGTTGTCGCTTACCTCGACGGCGTTTCGTTCGACAACCTCGTCACCGCCATCAACAATGTGATTGCGGCGCTGGACACGGGTATCGCTAAGTTCAGCGAGTTCCTGCAGAAGGCCGGTGAGCTAGGAGGCCTTAATTCCGATGCTTTGAACCGTCTCGGCTATGGCGGTCCCCCGATCACCCGCGGCGACGACGGTTATGATTATCTGTACGGCGGCGGCAAGCAGGAACGCGACGCGCAGGCAGCGGCTGAAAAGCGTCTGGATATCGAGAAGCAAATTGCTGATATCAAGGAGCTGCAAAAGAACATCGGCGATAACGACCTTGCCCAATCTGGATTGCGAGATCAGCTCGTTATCCTGGAAGGCATGCGAGACGCTGCACTCGACGTAAAGCAGTCCCTGGAAACTCCCGCTAAGAAGCCGATGCAGGGTCCCCTGAATTTTCAGGGACCTGTGAAGACGACGGCGTCTGTCGACCCAATCGATATCACCGACACCAAGTACAAGCCGACGTCATCGAGCACCGGTGGCAGCAAAGCCAAGAAGGCCCGGCTCGACGAATACGAGCGAGAGATCAAACAGGTTCGTGATCGAACCGCTGCGATAAACGCTCAGACCGACGCACAGGCCGAGCTCAATCCTTATGTGAACGACTACGGCTACAACGTCGAGAGGGCGTCGACGGCTCAGGATCTCCTGACAGCGGCGCAGAATGCGGGCACGGCAGCCGGCAAGGAGCTGAAAGACGTTCAACAGCTGCTCAGCGGCAATTTCGACGGCTTGTCCCCGAAGGCTCGCGAACAGGCAGAGGCAATGCTTCTGCTGGCTAACAATGCGGCGCAAGCATCGGCTCGATCGCAGGAGCTTGCCGAGACGCAGGACCGCCTCCGTGAGACCATGGAGGATTGGCGCGATGTTTCGAAGGACGCGACAAAGGGATTCATCAAAGACATCCTGGAAGGCAAGTCGGCGCTCGAGGCGCTAGGTGGCGCCCTGCAGAAGATCGGCGACAAGCTTCTCGATGGCGCCCTCGAAGGCCTCTTCGGTGCATCCGGCTCAAACAACTGGTTTTCCAGTCTGTTCAGCGGGTTCTCCAGCGGCGGCCCTGTCAAGGCGGCGACTGGCGGCCAGATCCGCGGTCCCGGCACTGGTACCAGCGATAGCATCCCCGCGATGCTGTCCGACGGTGAGTTCGTCGTCAACGCTGCAGCCACGAAGCGCAACCGCAATCTGCTCGAAGCCATCAACAACGGCAAGGCGATGCACCTGGCATCAGGTGGCGGCGTCAACCTACCGCGTCTGCCGCGGCCAGGAAGCGCTGGCGGCATGTCAGTGACGTATGCGCCTGTCATCGATGCTCGCGGCGCTGACAGCGCGGCTGTGGCCCGCCTTGAGCAAGCCCTGGCGAAAGACCGTGCCGAATTTCAGGCCAACGTCATCAAGACCGTCAACAAGGGCAATCGCCGGAGACTTCTGAATTGACAATCACGTTTCCTCGCGAGCTCCCGGCCGTCGACTATGTCACGGCCGACTTTCTTTTGCGCGATCCGGTCAAGGCGTCGCCGTCTGGCGAGCGGCTGATCAACTACACGCAGACGGAAGATCCTGTTTGGGAAGCGTCTCTCGTCACCAAACCGCTCGTATACTCGGAATATGCCGCCGTCGAATCGTGGTGGCTATCGCTGCGAGGCGGCCTACGGACCGTGATGTTTCGCCATCCGCACGTTTGCTACCCCGCGGCGCACGGCAACAACCAGGTACCAGCCGACGATTCAGGCAATCTGGTATCGGTCACTGACGGCAACGTGCTTTCGATCAATGGCGTCGACGCGGGCCTTGTGCTCGCGGCCGGCGACCGGATCGGCCTTGAACGCTCGGGCAGGTTCTATGTCGGCCGCGTCACTGAAGCGGCAGGAAGTGGGACCACGCGCACAGTGTCAGTAGAACCGCCACCATTCGATACCGTGGCGCAGGCCAACGCTGTCGTCCGCTTCGCCCGACCGGGCCTTGTGATGCGCCCGGTTCCCGGTAGCTTCCAGGCGCCGCGTTCTGGCCGGTTCTTCACCGTTTCATTCCAGTTGAGGGAGAGCCAGTAAATGGCGCTCAGCAATGCGGTCAAAGACCTGTATGACGAAGGTCGGATTTCGACGCGGCAGATGGTCCGCGTCTCTCTTGGTTCGGGCATTTACGGCTTCATCGCCAGGCGCGAGCCGCTTGTCTATGCCGGCGTGACTTACCAGCCTTTCGGGCTGCTCGAAGTCTCTGACATCGGCGGTGGTACAGGAACGTCAGCCGATGGCGGCTTCACGCTCACGCTCGCTGAAAGCCCGGATGATGGCCTGACGCCGGAAATACTGACGCAGATCGAGCAGGAAGATTATCGCGATAGGCCGGTTGTCGTTTACGACGCGCACTTTCATCCCGACACCGGCGCGCTGATCCAAGTGGAACCGGTCGCTCGCGGCTACCTCGATGTCATAGAGCACAATCAAGACGAAGACCGCGGCTTCTACCTCACGGCGCAGTGCGAAGGCCGGCAGCTGGACTATTCTCGGCGCAACGGCCGCAAGCGCACCGTGGCTGATCAGCAGCGGCGCGATCCCGGCGACCGGTTCTTCGAGCATGCCGCAACGGCAGGGCGCGTCGATGTCAACTGGGGCAGAGCAGTCGGCTCGGCAATCAATACCGCCAAGAGCGCGGCAGCAGGCGCAGCGCGCGCGATAGGCTTCAAGGGTCTCTAACATGCCAAGACTTCCCGGCTGGGAAAAGCGCCTCAACGCGGTTGTGGCGGCGCATCAGGTATTGCCTGGTGATTGGGGCGTCTCAGACTGCTTCATCATTCCTGACGACGCCGTAGAGGCGGTGACGGGCGAGAAGATGTATCCGGACGCGCGCGGCTACAAGACGGAAGCCGGCGCAGCCAAGCAATTACGCAAGCACGGCTTCGACAATGTCCGGCAGGCATTTGCTGCCAAGTTCTCGGAGATTCCCGTTGCCATGGCGCAGCGTGGCGACATCGGCGTGATCGAACGCGATGGCGCGTTCTCCGGCGGCGTCTTCACGGCCATTGGCTTCATGAGCCGCGCCCACGGAGGACCAATTGAGTTCGTGCCGACCAGCAGCGTGGCTGCAGCTTTCAAGGTGATCTAATGGGTTTTCTTGCTCCGATTGTCGGCGTTATTTTTGGCTCCGGCTCGCTCGGCTTCATCGGCAAAGCTATCATTGGGATTGGCCTCAACCTCCTCGTCGGCGTCCTGTCGAAGAAGGAGCAAAAGAAGGCCACGCCGAGCGGCTCGCAGTTCGAGCGCGACTATGGTGAGAACGTCAGTCGCAAGGTCGCTTGCGGCCTCGTCGGCCTCGCCGGCCACGACTGCTACGTCAACACCTGGGGCAGCTCTAACAAGCAGCTCGAGCAGATCTATGCGTTCTCTGACTTCCCCTGCGATGGTCTCTCGAAAATCTACGCCGGCGGCAAGCAGCTGACGCTCTCGGTGACGTCGTCTGATGCGGTGAAGACAGTGTATGCGGTCTCGACCGGCGACTATGCCGGCCTGATGACCTTCACCTTCTACAACGGCACGCAGACGACGGCAGACGCCGGTCTGATCGATCACTCGAACCCGATCGGACGCTGGACAGCCGACCATATCGGCACAGGCATCTGCTTCATCATTGCCCGTCTGACCTATGACCAGGAGAAGCTTGGCAGCTTCCCTGACTTCTTCTTCGAGCTCCGCGGCGCTCGCCTCTACGACCCTCGCAAAGATTCGACCGTCGGCGGCGTCGGCTCTCACCGATGGGACAACTACGCCACCTACGAGTTCTCGCAGAACCCGATCGTTCAGGAATACAACTACCGCCGCGGCTTTTCGATCAACGATGACATGTTCTGTGGCATGGGCATGGACGCGGTCGATCTTCCGCTCGATCGCTACTTCACGGCCATGAATGTATGCGACGAGATCGTTGACGGCACGGAGGCCCGCTACCGGTGCTCGATCGTCTTCGATTGCGACGTCGAGCATGGCGACAACATTCAGTCGGTCATGGTGTCCTGCGGTGGCATCGTCATCGATAGCGTCGAAGGCTCGTGGCCGTTGATTGGCACTGATCAGCCGATCGTCGAGACCTTTACCGACGATGACCTTGTGAAGAGCGAGGCCGTGCGCTTCCAAAAGCGCAGATCGATGGCAGATCTGGTCAATGCTGTCTCCGGCACCTATCCTGAGCCTTCCAACATGTGGAGCCCGGCAGGCTACGACACGCAGACGGACGCCAGCTATGTCGCTCTCGATCGTCGCTCGCGTGACGTCAACCTCGAACTGCCGACGGTCTGCTCGAAGCGCCAAGCTAACCAGCTGGCATCGATCTACTTCAATGAGAACCGCTACGAGGCAACGGCCGATATCGTGCTGCGGCCGCGATTTCAGACGATCAAGGCCGGTGACTGGGTGCGCTGGAATTCGGGGCGCTACGGCGACCGCGTCTACATGGTTCAGGCGCGATCGATCAAGGCTCTGACCAGCGACGGCCCCCGCAATGTCGCTCTGTCTCTGCAAGAGCGTGATGGCGCGATCTATGATGCGGTGACGGTCATTCCGCCCGTTATCCCGATCCCGAACGATAGCCCGGTCTATCTCAATGAGTTGCAGGACTTCTCTGTTGCTCCGGTGATCGGGGTCGGCGCCGATGGCCGCTCTTATCCGGCGTTCCGCGTCTCCTGGTCGCCGATCGACGATCCGACTGTCGCCAGCATCCAGCTGGAATGGTGGATCAAGACCGATCCGACGAACAAGTTCTCGCGCACGATCATGCCAGATCAGACGGTTGCTTTCCTTCAGGAGGGCATTCTCAGCCTCACGACCTACCAGTTCAGGGCGAAGGTAATCGCCGATCGCCCGACGAGCTGGGCAGATGCGGTGGATGCCACGTCACTCGATGGCGGCAACTCTGATCTTGAGGTTGGTCTCGGCAACCTGAAGCAGGAAGTGAAGGACATCTTCTCGGAACTCTACGCCGGGCTGAACCGCAACGAGTCGCGCCTCGCGCAAATCCAGCAGAACCTGCAGATCACCGGCGGCGTATCGCAGTCCCTCAACCGTAAGCTTGAGGTAACGGGCGCCAAGTTCGATGAGCAGATCTTCGTGCTGACGTCCGACGTCGCCAATGTCGTCGAGCAGACGACAGAGTTGATCGCTGCATTCGGCGAGAACCTCGCCAACGGCATGGTCGCTTTCCAGGCCGTGGCGGCGCCAGCCGGCGTTACGGTGCGATATGCGATCCTCTTGAAGGCCTCGATCGGGGATGACTTCAAGGAAAGCGGCTTCTTCATCGAGCTCTATACGGATGGCGGCGTGCTCAAGTCGCGAGCGGCCTTCGCGGTGGATCAGTTCGTGGTGCTGACTTCAGACGACGAGAACTCATTCCCGTTCGTCATCGAAGAGGGCGAGCTTACGCTCAATACAGCCCGCATCAAAACCATACGCGGTGGCGCCTGGATCTCCGACAACAACAAGCTGCAGATCGACGGCATTGCCGGCACGATTGAGGTGTTTGCCTAATGCCCAGATTGCTGATCGGTGTCGATAGCCTCAACATCGGCTGCATCAAGATCATGAAGGACAATGCCGATAACCCGTATTCGACCCCGGATACGGATTACGGCAAGTTCTACTTCAACAGCAAATGGGACATGAATGTCCGCTTCGTGGGGCAGGATTTGCAGTCGGTGCAGGGCGGCACGTTCCGCAGCTGGTATCCAGCCGGAACGGGACCGTCCAATTTCAAGCGGCTGAAGTTTGGTGACAATCTCGGCTATAACAACGTCTTCTGGAAGAATGAATTCTGGCAGGATCTCGGTCAGCTTGACTATGAGCTGCCGCTCTTCGACCTAAAGCCCATCGCCAGCAACGGCTGGACCATCTACTGCAGCATCCAGCGCTCGACCGGCTCGACGGACACCAAGTGGTATAACTACTCGATGCTCTATGCCGGGTGGGCGAAGGACTACTATCTCGGCAACGGAAGCTCCTTTCCACTCGACGGGACAGTGTTCACGGCGCTTGCCGCATACTGCGAGACGTCAACCTGGGGGCCGGGCACGAGCGTTCAGGCTATCGTTTACAATCTGCCTGGCGATGACACGGCGATCCTATATCCGGCAGCCACTCCGGTTCCAGGACAGAAGGTGGTCCAGATCACCAAGGATTTCTGCCGCGTCGCCAAGCCTGGCTATGCCGTCACAGATATCGCCGCGAAGCTCGCCTTCGACAGCGCGACCCGGCCTTGTAAGGTGGTGGCATCCGGCGACATCGCAATTCCGTCCGGCCTGACAGTTTTTGACTTCACGGACAAGCTGGCTGGCATAAACGTCGATACCGCCTCGCTGGTGGTCGATGTCCTTCAGTATAAGGGATCGACGATCACGTTCCCATGCTCGATCCCGAATGACGAAGACGATTTCGGCGCTGCTTATCGAGTGAATGGGACCACCCTGGAATTCAGCAATGGCGGTAGCGCTGTCCGCGCAAGGTTCATCGTGATCGCGCAGGACAACTCGGCGCCATCGGTCGGGAGCAACAAAGTCTTCCGCCAGGTCAACATCGGCGGGGTCGATGTCTTCCAGTTCATCCGGCCGGGCGCGGCGGACCCGCCAACGCTCGCAGATGTGATCATCGACAGCCGGTGGCCGTGCCTGCAGATCATCAAAGAAGGCTGGTTCGATATCCCGGCCAGCGGCGGCGCTGCGGCCAACACGGATATCACCTTCGACAGCACCGGGCTTTTCCCGTTCATCAAGTTCCACACGGTGCATCCGGCGGGATTGCTGCCCTACTCAAACAGCCTTGGCACGGTCAATAGCCCGGCGCAGGTGAGCAAGATCATCCGGCTGCCACAGGCGGCTGCAGGGTTCTACCGAAACAACGGCGGGCCGAAGAATGCCTACATCAGCGGCGAAACCGCGATCTGCCAGCTCACCACCAATAGGGCGCGCTTCGTCACCTATCGCGGCGGGCCCTATCGCATCTTTGATAATGGCGGCGGGGACATCGTGACGCGCGCCGTCAGAAATCCCGCCACCAAGATTCGCTACTACATCTTCGGCATCCCGGCTTAAGGGGCATCCATCACATGGCAGACTATTACACGACAGGGCAGATCACCCTGACGAACGGCAGCGCGTCGATTGTCGGCGTCGGCACGGCATGGGAAATTGCCAATGTCGCCGGCGGCACGATCTTCGCTGAGGCGGCGGGCAATCCTCTCCCACTTGCCTCGATCGAGGATGACACCCATGCGACAGCAGCGATCAAGTGGACCGGTGCGACCGGCACATACGATTACGCTCTCCTCCGTGCCACGGCATTCAGCGAGCAGCTGGAGGCCAACAGCAATATCATGTCCCGGCTTCTCGTCGGCATGGAGGCCGGGACGATCTATCGCTATGACGTCTCCGGCGACCTCGCTGACAAGGCGACGTATGACGAGCGTCCTGATGACTTCGCCTTCCTCGCCATCGATGTGAACCCGGCGCAGCTCTTCATCAAGGCGTCCGGCGCCTCGGGTGATTGGGCGGGGCCGTTCAGCTATGGACAGGGTGAGCAAGGCGATGAAGGCCCTCCGGGCCCCGCTGCTATATTCAACTGGCGTGGCGCCTACAGCGGCGCAACGACCTATGCGAAGAATGATGGCGTCAGAGGCGATGGAAGATCGTTCGTGTCTCTGCAGGGCGGCAATGTCGGCCATGCTCTTCCTGTGTCTCCCGCCACGACAAATGCCTGGTGGGATTTGACTGCTGAGAGAGGTGCCGATGGTACCGGAACGGGCGACGTGGTTGGCCCCGACGGCGCGACCGACTGGGCTCTTTCTTTTTACAACGGCGTGACCGGCAAGCTTCTTCGTGCCGCTACCATAAAGGAAGCGCTCGACGCCTTTCGGCTTGGCCCGGTGTTCGGTGGCCCGCCTCCGGAGCCTTCTGGCGCAGGTGTCGGTCTCACAAGTGGGGACTTCGACACAATCAACTACGCCGGTATCTACACGGTTGCCGGAACCTGGACGAACGGTCCCAATGGTTCTGCGGGATCAGCGTACGCAGCAATCCTTGAGGTCAGAACGAGGCGTTTCACTAACTTCTATGTTCAGTATTTCTACCAGGGGGATACGGTGTTTAGGCGGTGGACTTCCACCGCGGGCGGCCTATCCGGCTGGTCATCCTGGCGCCAAGTTGACCTAAGCGTTGGCACGGCGGCAGGAACAGTCGCCGCTGGTGATGATGCAAGGTTCGGACAGGGCGGTAAGAACGACGCGCTGCTCGCGCTCGAAATCGCCGACCTGAAAGGGTCGCGCATGGGCATGGCCGGTGGCATTGCCGATGCATTCGACGACGAGACCGGCGTGAATACGGGAGGGTCTTCCGGTCAATCCTATGATGCTGCCAACGATTGGTATGCCAATTTGACCGAGACGACGGAAGAATCGGCGGGGACTGGCGCTAACGCGGGCACCTGGGCCACCTACACTGCCGTCGATCGCAGCTACGCCGTCGATAACAGCAAGACCGTCTATGCTGTCTGGGTCTATTCGGCAATCGCGGGCTCCGGCAAGGTCAAGCTGGCCCTCGAAAACAGCTCGACCAGCTTCGACATTGTCGCTGAAGCCGCAATGACACATCCGGGCGGCGGCTGGTTCCGTGTCAATCTCGCGACGCCGTTCGCGGTGCCCGCCACCGGAACATATCGCGCGGCGCAATATTGGTCTTCCGGAGGACCAAGCGGCTCGCTGCCTTCCAATGCCGTGGCCTTCAAGGTGGGCGATATTACCGGATCTGCCCAGACCGGCTTCACCACCCAGGCGGTCGGTTTTGGCTCGCGCGTCACCTACGGCGTCGTCTCCAACATGACGCTGGTTTCGGCAGCCTATACGGTTGCCAGCGTTCCCTCGACGGCACGAGTTGCCCTCCAGCTCGTCGAGCCGGTTGCTATCACGATCAACACCGACGTGACGGCCGAAGTATCTCGGGATGGCGGAACGACCTGGACTGCCGTCACCCTGGCACTCTCGACGAACCTCAACGGTGTGAAGGTCTACGAGGGCACCGCTACGATCAGCGGCCAGCCTTCCGGCACATCAATGCGCTGGCGCGTCAAAACCTTCAACAACAAGAACGTCGATGTCTCCGGCGTCGTCCTGCAGTGGAGCTAACCCATGGCACCTAGAGTTTTCGGGAATGTTTCTCTGGAGGGCATGCCGGCTCCCGTGCCGGAGGCCATCAGCCGCCGTCAGTTCTACCAAGTGATCGCTATCCGCGAGATGATCACGAAGTCCGAAGCGCTGGCAGCCATCACCAGCGGTACCCTGCCAGCGGCACTTGATGCGATGGTCGACCTGATCGCCGACGAGGACATCGAGTGGCAAGCCCGCATGCTATTGGCGGGCGCTACAGAGTTCCAACGATCCAACTGGTTTGTCGATCTTTTCGGCGCCATGCAAGGTCTCGACAGTCCTGCCAGAGATCAGCTCTGGCGCGACGGCGCGGCAATCGACTAACACCCAGCAGGACATCGCTATGAAACTCATCCCCGACTGGCGCCGGGTGCTTTCGCGCGCCTGGTCGCTGCGGCTTATCGAGCTTGCGGCTCTGGCCGACATCATTCTCAACGTCGTGCCTTTTGTCTCCGACTACCTGCCTTGGTGGTTGACGCTTGTCCTGCTGGGCGGGGCGTACATCGGCCGGCTTCTCATCCAACCCGAGACGACCCAACCCGACAAGGAGGCCAAGGATGGCCAAGGTTCCTAAGAAGGCGATAGCTGCTGCCGCGGCCGTCGCGCTTTCGATCAGTGCGCTGATCAAGCCGTGGGAAGGCCTGTCACTGACTTCCTATCCCGATATCGTCGGTGTCTGGACCGCCTGTTATGGCGAGACCAAAGACATCCGGCCAGGCATGAAATTCAGCAAGGCCGAGTGCGAAGATAAGCTGCTCGTTCGCGTGACCAATGATTATTATCGCCCGCTGACGCAGTGCATCGTGGGCTTTGACCGCAAGCCTGTCGAATGGCAGGCGGCCGCAATCTCCGTGACTTACAACATCGGTGTGGGCGCTGCCTGCAAGTCTTCGTTCGCTCGTCTCGCTCGAGAGGACAAGATTCGCGAGAGCTGCCAGGCCATGACGGCATTCAATCGTGCTGGGGGCAGGGTGGTGCAGGGCTTGGTCAATCGCCGCAACGCCGAGCTCAAGCTCTGCCTCAAGGGGGTTGCATGATCTCCACGCTAGCAAAACTGCTCGGCGTCGACAAATGGCTCGTCGGCGTCGTTGCCGCCCTGGCCATCTTTGCCGCCCTGGCTGGTGCGGTCGCATGCATCGATCACGGCGGCTATGCCCGTGCCGAGGTCTACTACCAAGGCCAGATCGCTGAGATGAAGCGCCAAGCGGACGACGCCCGCAATGCCGAAGTCGAGCGCCAGGCCGGTGTGCAAGCGGCGGCCAAGGCCCGCGAGGCCACCCGCATCGCAGAGATGCAGGCCGAGACCGACTCCCTAGAACAAAAGATCAAGGAACTAGAGCGTGAAGCTGACCAAGATCCTGATGCTGGTAAGCCTGCTCTTGGTGCTTCCAGCGTGCAGCGTATTAACAAGGTCCGATAAACTCGTCGTGCCGCCTCCGCCGCTTTACCTGACGAAGCCCGATTCGGTGCTGCTGGAAAGGTGCAAAGGCCCGGTCGACCTCGGCGATAAGCCCCTGACGCAGGCACAGCTGGAAAAGCTCTGGATCACCGACCGGGAACGATTGCTGTCCTGCGCCCGCAAGCACCTCGCGCTGCGCGACTACTATGCCGACCGGGATGCTGGCCTGGAAGGGAAGCGCTGATGACGGGAGCTGAACTTATGGCCGTCGTCGGCTTTGGCATGACCGTTTTCGGCTTCATGTTCGCCCTCTGGCGCTACATCGAGGGCAAGATCATGGCCGTGCGCACCGAAGCCGGTGCAGCTGCCGCGGCATCAACCGCCCTGGCGACGCTGGCTCGCGAGGAGCTGGCCGCTCAGAAGCTTCACGTCGCCGAGCACTACGTCTCGAAGGCCGGCCTGAAGGAAACCACCGAACAGATCATGGAAGCGATCAGCGGCGTCAAAGCGGCGGTCGACAATATGACCATGCGCGTTGACCGCATCGTCGAGAACCAGGCGAGGCGGACGACTACAAGGGGCTGACCGATGCTATGCCGGCTCAGGGCCTCGGCGCAGTTTAGGGTTGTCATGGCGAGGGCCCTTCACAATCTCTTCATGGTGGGTTAAGCATTCACTGCTATTGATTGCGTGGATCGAACTCTAATGAAAATTGCTCATTCCCTACCTCTTGCAACTTTTTACAGAGTTACGTATTTAAGCCATGGAGATGCGGCGCCAACGCCGCGCTCATTCAGGGGCCCGTGCTTTTTCAAGTGCGGGCTTCCGCGTTTATGATCTTCGCATATTTGGACGAATTCGGCCACGCGGGTCCATTTTACGGTCGAAATCACGATAGGTTCAACACTAGTCCGGTCTTCGGTCTCGGCGGCTTTCTGCTACCTGAAACTGCTATTCGACCCTTCGCCACCAAATTCCTAAAGTTAAAAACAAACCTTCTTCAGGTCGAAATCGATAGGTCTGGTAAGAATGGATATGAGTGGGAGAAGAAGGGTTCAAATCTCTTCACGGCGAACTCGATCAACCGCTACCCGGCAGTCAGAGCCGCAATGTTCCGCTTGCTTAACGAGGTTCGTAATAGCTCCGGCAAAGTGTTCTATTACGGCAGAGAAAAGATCCGGGACAGAGAAGATGTGCGTGCTACGGGCCTGTATACGACCATCTTCTCGCATGCGATCCGGCAGATCGAAGCCTATTGTGAGAGCATAGACGAGAGTTTCGTTCTCATAGTTGATGAGCACTCATCCCGAAAAGAACTTCTTGAAACTGCAGCTAAAACAATGTTTGGGCAAAAGCCGGTTCGGCGTCTTCTAAGTCCCCCGTTCGAGGTTGAGAGCTATCTTAATCAGAACATCCAGGCGGCTGATTGGATAGCTACCATTATTGGTCGCTTGTGGAACTACCGGCTCGATCCTGAGTTCGCAAACTATGCTGACTATGACAAATACTACTGGACTCGCGTGCACGCTGTGGCAACTCACAGCACGGTGATGCAGCGACCAAAAAGCGCGGCGAGAGTCTTCGAAGTCCAGCGACCAGAAGGAGCAATGGCGATTGCACTTCGCGAAGCCCTTTCGAAACAGGGAACGACAGCGAAAATTGAGGCTTCCTATGTCAGCATCAACCTGTCGAAGGAACGTAAGTAAGCGATGGTTCAGCAGCGATTCTGGCAGTGGCCGTGATGGGGACCGTGTAGAAATCTTGAGCACACACAAAAAGCCGCCTCTTCCTTAATCGGGGAGGCGGCTTTTTTTGTTTAGTGATTAGGGTCGCGGAAGCGGACGCCGGCGCCGTTGCCGTTCGAGTCGATGAAGATGATCCCCGCAGCCTCGAGGGCATCTTGAATGTCTCGAAGTGTCCTTTCATAAGGCGTCGTCTTTTCAGCCTCAAAATTTGCCAGCGTTGCCCGACCAACTTTGGCGGCGTCGCACAATTGCGTTTGTGACCAGCCGATCAGCCCCCTAGCCGCCCGGCATTGCGCCCCCGAAATAGTCATTTTGCATCACCATAAACATTTTGTATTGACATACGCGCAACTCTAGTTATTTTGTATCGTGTTGTAACAAATGCACGACAACATAGCAACGAGGAGCCCACCATGTACGCAACAAAGGCAGAGATAGACAGAACGGTGTTGCCGCGCGCGCTTATTGCGAGAGCGGCAGGCCACGATCGTGGCCTCATCGAAACTATCATGTCGGCACCATCAACGCGGCGTCGTCGTGTCTACCGCGGCAAGCCGTGGCGTTTCAACGTTGGCCGTGTCGTCAAGCTCGGCATGCTCACCGGCCTTATCCACGCAAGAAGACGGACCGCCCTCGGAAGGGAAGTTTACACGGTCCGAATCCTTGGCGAGAACTATGGCCGCGAATTCCGCGACATTCTCGGCTCCGCCGCAGCGTTGGAGTGAGCAATGAAAACAGAGAAGAAGCGCGCGCTGGTACGCGAGCTCTTTGAGAAGCAGGGCGGCAAGTGCTGCTACTGCGATCGACCGATGGTCATCATGCCCCGCGGTCGAAATATGAACCGTCTAGACGCCGCAACGCTTGAACATCTCCGCACGGGTCGCCGTAAAGGCTGGACCAGGCGTGGTGAGATGGCGGCAGCCTGCCACGAGTGCAATCAGATGCGCGGCTCCGCAATGGACTGGCTTACCTTCAAGTCATATCGCCTTGGTGAGTTCTGGGAATTCATCAGCGGCAAGAATTTCTGATCGGCCCGCCGCCCTGGGCCTCGTGACCTGCCGTGCGCGCCGCATCCCGCGGCAGGTCACTTTCCCATACCTAGAGGCCAGCGCAGTCACCACCGGCTGAGGCCGTGCGCTGGCCGCCCCTCTTGCCTTCTGAAAATGTTTACAGCAGCCTCACTGAAATAGTCAGAGGAGATCACTATGGCCAAGAAAGATAGCAATTTTGTCCCGCAAAGCGAGGCATCCAAGAAGGCGAGCAATGCCGCATACAAGCGATTTGCGCTCGGTGCGCTGACAGACCTTTATAAAGAACAGCAGGAAAAGGCCGCGGCAGCGGCGTCGACTTCGAAACCGAAGAAGGGAAAGAAGTGACCGCTGCTGCCAACGATAACCGACTGCCGCCCGGAATGACGCCCCGCGGGCTCGCACGCGTCGCTGCGGCGGCGTACGTGGGCATCGGCGCCACCACCTTCGACACGATGGTAGCGACTGGTGAAATGCCATCGCCGCGGAAGGCTCGGGGCAGGGTGCTCTGGGACCGTTTCGAACTTGATGAAGCGTTTGACGCTCTGCCTCGCGATGAGGCGCGCCTGCCGCTGCCATCGCCACCGGACAACCCTTGGGATGACATCGGAGTAGCATGAAGCTCAATCTGCGCGGCATAGTCGAAGACACTGACCGGCACGGCAATGTACGCATCTATTTCCGTGTCAAAGGAAAGAAGAAGGTCCGGCTTCGCGAGAAGCCGGGCACGGCCGCGTTTCTACGCGAGTACGAGTGCGCCGAAAAAGGCATACCCTACGGCGAGGCGCCGGTTGTCGCGGACTCGGCCAAGCCAGTTGTCGCGCGGTCGTTCCGTTGGCTCTGCCAGCAGTATTTCAAGCGAGCCGCGAATTCGGTTACTGTTGACACGATGAGCCGCCGGCGCCGCCTTCTCGAAGACATCTGCATCAAGCACGGTGACAAGCCTTTCGAGCTCCTCGAGCGAAAGCACGTGACTGCTATTCGCGACACCCGGATCGACAGCCCCGGCGCGGCCAATAATATCGTCAAGGCTATCAGCGCTCTCTATGCGTGGGCCATCGAAGTTGGCGAGGCGAAGGTCAATCCGTGCAACGGGATCAAGCGGCTCAAGTCGGGCGAGGGATGGCATACCTGGACGCTGGACGAAATCGAACAATTCGAAGCTAAGCATCCGCCCGGTTCCACGGCTCGCCGAGCGCTGGCGATCTTCATGTTCACTGGTCTTCGCTTGTCCGATGCAGCAATCCTCGGCCGTCAGCATCTTGAAAATGGTTGGATTCGCATCCGCCCTGGCAAGACCCGCAAGTCGAGCGGCGTTGAGGTCAATGTTCCGATCCTGCCTGATCTCGAAGTCGAGCTTGGACAGGTGCCCGCGGGCCAGCTGACATTTCTGGTCACGGAATACGGCAAGCCATTCTCCGATAAAGGGCTCGGAAACAAGATGCGCCAATGGTGCGACGAATCAGGTCTTTTCCATTGCTCGGCCCACGGGCTGCGCAAGGCAGGCGCCTCGATCGCCGCAGAGAACGGCGCCACAAGCGATCAGCTGAAAGCGATTTTCGGCTGGACGACGAGTCAGCAGGCCGATTTGTACACCCGTGCTGCGCGAAGAAAGAAGCTTGCCGGCGACGGCGCGAAGCTGCTTTTGCCGGACCGTAACGAGAACAAAGATGTCCCACCTTGGGAGGCCAAATTTGAAAAGTGGGACATGGAGGCTAAAGAAATGATGGAAAAACAAAGGCTTACGGAAATCTATGGTGGGCCCGGAGGGACTCGAACCCCCAACCAAGCGGTTATGAGCCGCCGGCTCTAA